AGCTTGGTCTGGATAACAAACCTATCCGCAGGTCCGACGGAAAGATTATGAAAGGACCAAACTATCAACCACCTAATCTAAAAGATCTTGTTAAATGAGTCAATTAATTTCTAGAACTGGACGAGTTCAGGCATGGATGGATGATCCATCAGGCCGTCTCCCCGTGTCGTGCACGGTAATGAACGTTGAAAATGAATTATCAGGCCCCAATGGAATTGAAGCGTCTTGGAAATTTTGCAGCACAGCTTTACGCCTTGGAGCAGGAGTTGCAATCCACTTATCACAACTTGACCCAAGAGACCACAAGAGAAAATCAGGGGTCACTGCGAGTGGTGTTGTATCATTTGGACGAATCTATTCGACTCTTAACCAAACTCTCCGAAGAGGTGGTTTGTGGAAAAATGGTGCCATAGTGTTGCATTTAGACGCTAATAGTGCTGATCTTCAAGACTTCATCGAAGCTCCACGAGATCAACTTCCTTGGGCTAAACGTTGTGTCAACATTACACAAGAATGGTGGGATGCGCTTGACATTGAGATGAAAGCCAAGCTACTTCTCGGAATGAGACGTGGTGATATCTGGCTTGTTAAAGTTAAGTATGATAATGAAGGGCAAAGAATTTTTGGTAATGTATGCCTTGAAGTATTTCTCAAGTCCCGAGGCACTTGTTTACTTCAACATGTGAATTTAGCAGCCTGTGAGTTTGATTCAATCCCTCAAGCTTTTGTTGAAGGTATGCAAGGTTTATGTGACCTGCATCCACACACTGGTGTAGGCAATACCGGAGAGTATCTGCCACCTGAAACCGACCGTCAAGTTGGTCTTGGGATGCTTGGACTTGCAAACCTACTACGACGATACGGAGTGACCTACCAGCAATTTGGTAATGCTCTTGAGTCATATAACAAAGGCGAAGTAAAAGCTTCACCTGCCTACGAGTTGGCTTGTCAACTTGCTACTGGTATCGACCAGGCAGCAACCATCGCTAGGGAACACAATATGGTGCGAGCTTTTGCTATCGCTCCTACAGCGTCTTGCAGCTATCGTTCAAAGGATCTGGATGGTTACACATCAACGCCTGAGATTGCTCCTCCAATTGCACGTACTGTCGATCGTGACAGTGGCACCTTTGGAGTACAGACATACAACTATGGTGAAGTAGAAATTGCATCCGAAGTAGGATGGGATAACTTCATCAAAGTTGCAAATAATATAATGATTTTATTGGATAAGACTGGACTTCTGCACGGTTATTCTCTAAATTGGTGGGCTGATTTAGTCACAATGGATGAGAGTTTCATTGAAGAGTGGCTTGAATCGCCCCAGACTTCCCTTTACTACAGCCTTCAAGTTATGGGCGACGTACAGGATAAGTCAAGCGCGTATGCCGCTTTAGATGAAACTGATGTTAACGATTACTTGGAGCAACTATTAAATGAACCTCAATGTGATTGCCAAGAATGAACCCTTATCAGAAACTATTAAACAGAAAACGAAAATGGACACCAGTACCGATGACTGCTGGTACATGCAAGGAGGGCACGGAGGAGACAATATTCCGTGCGCTTGCCTTAAGGAATTTGGAAGTACCTGTGGGAGATTTTATAACTGATGCACTTTCCAATGAAGTTCCAGACGTGGCACGGGAACTACTCGAATCCAATGTCAGGGACGAGATTAACCACGACTTGGCTCTTGGCTTCGTCGCCAAAGCTTACGGGGTGGATGAGAAAGCTGAAGCTGAAGCGCTACGGTTACGAGATGCTTGGATTTCGCATCCTGATCACACGATCGCAAAAGCAATGGTTGCCGAGCGTTCAATTTTCTTCGTTCTTTTACCATTCTTCCGCGCTAATGGTACAGCTGGTATGCGAACAGTAAGTGCTGACATAAGTAGAGATGAACAAATTCACGTTGCTACCAATAGTCTTGTTTGTCGGGAGTTGGGGCTTGATATCAGTCCTAGTCTTGATAAGCTCCGCCTGGCCACGATTAACTGGGTGATGCAACCACTAGGTGTCAGCACCGATAGAACCTTAAACAAACAAACTTGGTTAGATTCTAGTGACAACCTGATGTATCAGGGTAAAGCCCCAGAACTATCATTTACACGCTCTGCCAGAATGCCTGCCTTCTTTGAACATGATGCAAGAAATCTCCCCCAATACGCTTGAGATCTTTGGAATGGAAGCGCGAGCAGTCCTTCATGAAATGGAGACGATGTACCCACCTATCACCCCTTCTCCTGATGACTCTATTGAAAAGATCATGTACCGCTCTGGTCAACGTTCAGTTGTTGAGTGGTTAATTAACCGGATGGAAACTAATGGCTAAAAAAAAGAACAAAAAAGCACGTAACAAATTATCAAAGCCAAAACAAGTTGCAAGGGCGGTTAAACAAGCCGCTAAAGATGGCGAAGTTACTGGCAAAGAAATTAGGCAAATTTCTAGACGCAGTGTAGGCACTGTTAATTCTAAGACAATCACAAATCTTGTCAAAGACAAGGATGTAAAGGCACCAAAAAAAGTACGCGCACTAGCTAGAAAAGCAAGAGGCCACAGTAATAATAAAGATAAAAATAAGGGTAAGAAATTAAAAGGCATTAATAGTAATACGCCTCCTGATAAGTCAAAGAAAGATAAGCCTAAAGGTAAGCCTAAAGATAATGAATTTGGAACAACTATTAACCCGACCAACGATACGGAGCCAAACAAATTTAAAAAATGGGAACCTGGCGAAGTTGAAGCAGCAGTTAAAAAGAACTGGAACGAACTTAAGAAGCAATATTCTGGACCTAAGCGCTTAAAAATTAATACTAGTAACACTGGATTCCTTAAAAAATATGAAAATGAGAAAGGTAACTTTCAACGCAGTAAATTCTTAAGTGATATTAAAAGTAGTACCTTAGAACGTTACAAGCGCAAAGGTGGTACTGCTGCTTCTTTGGAGAAAGATCCTACTCCTGATTTTGATAAGATACCTACTAAGTATGGAAGGTCATTAGATAATGTTCGTAGCAGCTTGTCTGGAATTAAAAAGAAACCAACTGCAGATTCTGTAGGTTCTAAACTTACAAAATCTTATACACCAAACCCTGCTAAGAAAGTAACACGTAAAAAAAGAGGACTTAATATTCTAGGTATTTCAAACAGTAGCATAACTGCCTCATAACATGACAGCCCAACAACGATACGAAGCTCTCAGTTCTGACCGTAACCAGTTTCTACAATCCGCAATAGATGCATCTAAATTAACCTTACCATATTTGATTAAACAAGATGAGGACAATGGTTCTCATAAAGTGTTAGTCAATCCATATCAAAGCGTAGGAAGTAAAGGAGTTGTGACGCTGGCATCAAAGTTGATGCTTGCGTTACTCCCTCCACAAACAAGCTTTTTTAAGCTACAACTAGATGAAGCTAGTTTCTTGAATGAAGAGATTGATCCTGAAGTTCGTTCTGAACTTGACCTTTCTTTTTCTAAAATTGAACGCACCATGATGGAAGCTATTGCAGCTTCAGACGATCGTGTTGTTGTTCATCAAGCACTAAAGCATTTAGTTGTCAGTGGTAACGCATTGATTTACATGGCAAAGGACAAGCTCAAGTTGTATCCTTTGAATCGGTATGTTGTAGATAGAGATGGCCTCGGTAATGTAATTGAGATTGTAACTAAAGAACGCATCAACAAAAAAATTATTGAAGCACTGGTCCCTGACCTTAAAAGTGTTTACGATAAGACAGATGAAACATACGCTGGTACTGGTCAAACCAATCAGTGCGATGTTTATACACATGTTAAACGTGACAACAATAGATTTATTTGGCACCAAGAGGTGTACGGGAAGATCATTCCTAAGTCTCAAGGTAAGTCACCGCTTGACACTAATCCTTGGCTAGCACTTAGGTTTAATACTGTAGATAATGAAGCCTACGGTAGAGGTAGAGTAGAAGAGTTTATTGGTGATCTTAAATCACTAGATGCTTTATCTCAAGCAATTATTGAAGGCTCAGCTGCAGCTGCTAAAGTTGTATTTGTTGTTTCACCTTCTAGTACAACTAAACCTTCTACTCTTGCCAAGGCAGGTAACGGTGCAATTATACAAGGAAGGCCAGATGATATTGGAGTCATCAATGTTGGTAAGTCAGCTGACTTCAACACTGCTTATCAAATGATCCAAACAATTGAAAAGCGTTTAGCTGAGGCATTCCTTATTCTTCAAGTAAGAAATAGCGAACGTACTACGGCTGAAGAAGTACGGATGACACAGATGGAACTCGAACAGCAATTGGGCGGATTATTCAGCCTACTAACTGTTGACTTCCTTGTTCCTTATCTTAACCGTAAACTTAGTATCTTTCAACGTAATGGAGATATCCCACGTCTACCTGCCAAGCTTGTAAAGCCAACCATTGTTGCTGGTGTCAATGCACTTGGTCGTGGTCAAGACCGTGAGAGTCTAAGTATGTTTATGCAGACCATTGCACAAACAATGGGTCCAGACTCTATTGCTAAGTACATCAACCCTGATGAAGTGATTAAACGTCTTGCAGCTTCACAAGGTATCGACGTACTTAACCTTGTACGTGGTTCTGAAGAGGTACAGCAAGGTGATCAGCAAGCAATGGATCAGCAGAAAGATTTAGAAATAACTAAACAAGCTAGTAAGTTTGCACAAATTGATGGTGCACAGCCACAAGGTGGTCAAGCCCCAGAACTACCCCCACAACTTCAACAACAACCTGAATAAAAACACCCATGTCTGAAACACTTTCTATTGACAACACAACACCTGATTCAAGTACATTAAATGCTGACGAACAAGAATCCTTAGCTATTGGCGAAGGGATGGTTGAAGAGCAGCAAGCTCTACTTGCTGGTAAGTATGATTCCCCTGCTGCACTTGAAAAAGCTTACCTAGAGCTACAACAGAAACTAGGTGAGCAAGACGGTGCTGAAGAGTCAGAGGAATATGAAGAGACTGAAGAGTCAGAGGAATATGAAGATGAGGATGAAGAAGTTGGTGAAGGTCTTGACGACGAGGATGTAGCTGCCCTTCAAGATATGGCTGGAGGTGAAGAACAGTATGGCCAGCTACTTGAATGGGCATCAGATAATTTCAGTTCAGAGGAGATTGATTTGTACGATGCTGTTATGGACGGTGGCGATCCAGCTGCCTGCTTCTTTGCTGTACAAACTTTGATGGCACGTTATGCCGACTCTGAAGGTTATGAAGGTGAGCTGCTAACAGGTAAGGGTGCACCTACTGAATCCAAAGGTTTCCGTAGTCAAGCTGAACTAATTGCAGCTATGGCTGATCCACGATATGACAACGATCCTGCTTACAGGCAGGATGTAATTAACACTCTAGAAAATTCTGACATTGATTTCTAATGGCACGTAAAAAGAAAGGCATCACAGCACTCAAGGTGCTACAAGGTTTATCGATCGCTGCAAAAGGTGTAGCAGATTCTGGCGTACTAAAGTCTTTTGCTGAAGGTAACAAAACTAATTTACCTGGAGCTGAAGGTGGTATAACACAAAAGAAAAGGATTAATCAAGTACAGCATTATATTGACAACTAGGTAGATGGTGTAGAGGGGGTTCGATTCCCTCTCCTACTATTGGCATTGGCCCTTACGAGGATACCCTTTGCCGTCTAGACGGTGGGATAGACCACAAAAATTTTCTAAGATCTTAGTCCTGTTTATATTTAATTTACCAATTTAATGGCACAACAAAATTCTACACTGACCACTAACCTTACAAGGGCTGGTCAGTCAAACGCAACGGGAGATGCCCGCGCTCTTTATCTTAAACTCTTCAGTGGAGAGATGTTTAAAGGGTTCCAAAATAATACAATCGCTCGTGATTTGATCATGAAGCGTACACTTAAGAACGGCAAATCTTTGCAGTTCATCTACACTGGTCGTACAAAGTCCGAGTTCCATACACCTGGCAACAGCATTCTTGGTAACTCTGATGGTGCACCTCCGGTCGCTGAAAAGACAATCACATGTGATGATTTGTTAATTAGTTCAGCCTTTGTTTATAATTTAGATGAGGTTCTGTCTTAACATAATGGGACAGAAGTAAAAAAATTGGAAGAATTGCTGGAACCCTAAGTCTTTATAGATATGGCAATCAGCAGCCGAGCCTGTATCGCTTTACAGGAAGGTTCAGAGACTAGATGGTGTGACAAGCGTGTCACGTAATACATCATTAGCATCCAACACTTTAAGTGAAGATATAGTCCGATCCTGCTAGAAATAGTAGAAAAATTGCATTATGATTTGAGGTCTGAGATAAGTCGTAAAATCGGCTATGCTCTCGCAGAAAAATATGACCGTCTTGCATTCCGTGCAGTAGCACGCGGTGCACGTCAAGCATCACCTATTACTAAATCTGGCTTTGTTGAGCCAGGTGGTACTCAGGTTCGCGTTGGTGCAACCACTAACGATTCTGATGCTTTCTCTTCTGCTGGTCTAGTGTCCGCCTTTTACGACGCGGCGGCTGCACTAGACGAAAAGGGTGTAAGTTCTGACGGACGAGTGGGCGTTCTAAACCCACGTCAGTACTACGAATTGATCCAAGCCGTTGGATCTAACGGTCTTGTAAACCGTGATACTCAAGGAACGTCATTGCAAAACGGTAATGGCATCATTGAGATTGCAGGTATCAAGATCTACAAGTCAATGAATATTCCTTTCCTTGGCAAGTACGGCACTGCTTACGGCGGCACTACTGGTGTCACCTCTCCTACCAATGTAGGTTCTTTCGTGGGTGAAACCATGGAAGATGCCTCTGGTGCACAAACCGGTATCAACAACGATTACGGCACAGCTTCTGAAGTTGGCGCTAAGTCTTGCGGACTTATCTTTCAAAAAGAAAGTGCTGGTATTGTTGAAGCCATTGGTCC